AACGGGATTATTTCACCCTCAGAGAGCGAATCGAAGTTGCCGGAAAGCAAATAGCGGGCCTGCAGCAGTACATCAAAGAGCAGTGCTTGAGGTGATTTTCTGAGATAGCATTACCTCAAACATGAGGATGCTCGATGAACACAAAGCCAAAATTTGAAGATTATACGGAAGCAGAGTTCACCCAACTCGTGAGTGAAATCTGTAGCGCAGAAGGTGGCGAAGCTTATCAGGACAAGTTGCTGGAAAACTTCATTTCAGTAAGTGAGCACCCTGAAGGTTCTGACCTGATCTTTTACTGCGAAGATAAGGACGCAACACCTGTCAAGATTGTCGCCGCTGTTAAAGCATGGCGCAAAGCTCACGGCAAGCGTGGCTTCAAGTCATAAATAATAAAGCCTCCTTACGGGGCTTTTTTTGAACATCATCAGGTGCATTTACGAGTGCGCCTGATGATGGGCGGATAGATTTCGGACATCTATTTGCGCGTTAACTCTTTAACGATAAGTAAGGCATAGCGCAAAATTTGCACTATATAGTCTAGCTTCTCTACCGGTATAAAAACTAAAGATGAGGCGATCAAAAAGACTAAAAATAATGCGATAAGAGATTTCATTTCCTGCTCCTATTAACCATGGAGCAAGTAATTAGCGTTTTCGATTGAAGCCTCAGCCTAAAAGCAGGCTTTTTATGAACATATTTTATATCTTTATGATAATTAATGTTATTTAGTTTAGTTGCGTGTTTCTGACACATACCGGATCACGGTTACCGCGTAGTCAGGCGAAACTCACGAATGACTGATTAACCGATCACGGCTTGAGATGGTTAATTGCTTCATTAGCGTTGCTCGAGAAGATGGTGCATGGGTCTACATCGCGCCGGATGGCGTGCTCAAGATGGAGTATGTGCCTGAGCTCTTAACAACAAACAAAAAAGATTAGCGGCGGCAAGCTTACTATTTACCGCCGCGATGCTATCGAAGTGAATCACTCTCGCTGAATCTTTTCCCATTCAGACTTGTAACGCTCTTTCTCGTCTACACAAGCAGGACACAGTAATCCTCCGTAGTACGTATCGTTTTCAATAGCGCTCTCAAGCTCTTCATCTTCTAGCATTACAGGGCAATCGTTATGATGGCCGCCAGGATTAGTAACACCATCGCATGGCTGCTGTAAGAATGGGCTCAATACAGCCTTTTGCTTGTCGCTCAAGCTATCAAAACCATTATCTACTGCTCGTTGAGCAATACCAGAAACCATAGAGTCTTGGTCGTGAAAACGATCATGTTTGAGCATCGAATCAAGTAAAGATTCTGTAGACATAAAAACTCCTTTTTCCAGAGGAACTAAATGGCACTCACTGACAAACAAGAGATGTTCTGTCGCGAGTACCTCATCGATTTGAACGCCACGCAAGCGGCCATTCGGGCGGGGTACAGCGAAAAGACCTCGAACGAACAGGGCGCCCGACTGTTAGCAAATGTTAGCGTCCAAAACAGAATCTCCGAACTCAAAGCAGAGCGCAATGATCGAATCGATATTGATGCGGGTTATGTTCTTCGCCGCCTGATCGAGATTGATCAAATGGATGTGCTCGACATCCTGAAAGAAGATGGCGGGATTAAATCTATCAGTGAATGGCCCAAGGTATGGCGCACCACACTCAGTGGCTTTGACATCAACACGAGCATCACCAACTTCGACGAAACCACTATTGAGAACATGCTCAAAAAGATTAAGTGGCCGGACAAGGTTAAAAATCTCGAACTGCTTGGCAAGCACGTCACCGTCCAGGCATTCAAAGATAACGTTAAAAACGAACTGGTTGGCGCTAACGGCCTCCCCCTTGCCACGCCATCATTCGTGATTAGCTTCGGAGCGGAAGATGACAACAGCGGAGACGAGACTTAGCTTTGCACCTAAGTTCAAGCCACTCTTCCAGCCCAAGCGATATAAGACGTTTCACGGCGGGCGCGGTGGCGCTAAATCATGGGCTGCTGCTCGCGCTCTGGTCATCATGGCCGCCAGTAAGAAGCTCCGCATTCTGTGTACCCGTGAGGTACAGAACTCAATTAAGGACTCAGTACATAAGCTGCTGAAAGACCAGATTGAGATGCTTGGACTCAACCCATGGTTCCGCATTACCAACGAGACGATCACCAGCGCATCCGGCAGCGAATTCCTGTTTAAGGGGCTGCGCTTCGATCCGCTCGGTATCAAGTCGACGGAAGGTGTGGATATCTGCTGGGTGGAAGAGGCGCAGTCTGTGTCCTCTGATTCGTGGTCAATCCTGATACCCACCATTCGTAAGGAAGGTTCTGAGATTTGGGTGACGTTTAACCCCGGCGAAGAGTCAGATCCGACCTATCAGCGTTTCATCGTCAGCCCACCTGATGACAGCGTCACGGTTGAGGTGAATTACTACGACAACCCTTATCTGCCCGAAACGCTCCGCAAAGAGATGGAATATTGCAAGCGCGTCGATTACGAAGCCTATGAGCACATCTGGCTGGGTAAGCCGAAGTCGATAGGTGATTCAATCATCTTTCGCAATCGCTATAAGGTGGAGTCATTCCCTGATGACCTCTGGCAGCAGGCCGATCGCCTGTTCTTCGGCGCTGACTTCGGCTTTGCAAATGACCCGAGCACGTTGATTAGGATGTTCATGATCGACACCCGGCTTTATATCGAATACGAAGCTTACGGGGTTGGCGTTGAACTGGATGAAATGTCGCAGTTTTATGACGCGATACCTGACGTGCGCAAGTGGCCGATAAAGGGCGATAACTCTCGCCCCGAGACAATCAGCTATCTGGCGCGGCAGGGTTTCGCAATAGATGCCGCGGCCAAGTGGAAAGGCAGCGTGGAGGATGGCATTACCTACCTGAAGGGGTTTGAGGAAATTATCATTCATGAACGCTGCAAGCACACCGCCGATGAGTTCCGGCACTACTCCTACAAGGTGGACAAGAAGACCGGCGACATCCTGCCGATCATCGTCGATAAGTTTAACCACTGCATAGACGCCATTCGCTACGGCCTTGATGGCTACATCACCAGCTCAGACAGCCTCGGCACCTGGGCGCAACTTGGGAAAGGCTGAGTATGTCAGAAACCAAAAGCATGTCGCAGCCTGTACCAACGCGTGACAGCTATGAAAACTTCGTTGCCCGCGTGGGCCTGAATGAGTCGAATCAATCCGGTGCAGGCACGTATAAGAACAACTGGACGTCGCGCAACCGGCTACTGATTGAGCAATCCTATCGCTCCTCATGGCTGGTTGGTGCAGGCGTTGATGCTATCCCTGATGACATGACCCGCAAAGGTGTCACCATCACCTCAAAGCTCGACGACGGGGTGAAGAAGCAGCTCGATAACGCCTGGGATGAGATGGGGCTGTGGGAACACCTTAACGACACGCTGAAATGGGCTCGCCTCTATGGTGGCGCTGTTGGCGTCATCCTGATTGACGGGCAGAACTACTCAACGCCACTGCGCATTGAAACGATCCCCAAGGACTCCTTCAAAGGCATCATGGTTATGGACAGATGGATGCTGAACGCAACCACTGAGCGCCGCGTGACAGAGCTTGGCCCTGATTTCGGCATGCCCGAGTTTTACCGCGTGGTGACGTCCGCAACCGGCATTCCTCCGTGGCGAATTCATCACTCCAGGCTGATTCGGTTTGATGGCATCCCATTGCCGTACCAGCAACGCCTGACGGAAAACGACTGGGGCATGTCGGTGATTGAGCGCTGTTTCGATCGCCTTATGGCATTCGACTCCACGACACAGGGCGTTGCTCAGCTCATCTATAAAGCGCACCTGCGCACGTACAGCATCGAAGGGCTTCGCAGCCTGCTGGCGATGGGTAAAGACAACCCGGCCTTTAAAGCTCTGATGTCCCACATGGACATGATTCGCCAGTATCAGAGCAACGAAGGCATGACGATCATGGACGCCAAGGACAAGTTTGAGGCGCACACCTATTCATATGCCGGACTGAGTGATGTGCTGGCGCAGTTCGGTCAGCAGGTGTCTGGTGCGTTTGGCATCCCTCTGGTGCGGCTGTTCGGCCAGTCACCGGCTGGCTTCTCAACGGGTGATACTGACCTCGCCAACTATTACGACAACGTGTCCACCCAGCAGGAACGCAAGCTGAGGCGCCCGATCCGCCGGCTGTACGAAGTCCTGCACATGAGCATGTTTGCTAAACCGCTACCGGATGACTTCTCCTTTGAGTTTAACGAGCTGTGGCAGACGCCGGACAGCGAGCGTGCTGACACTGCGGTGAAGGTGGTTGATGCCACGGTCAAAGCGGTGGAGGCGGGGCTTATGACAGATAAGGCGGGTGCTATGCACCTGCAGGAAACGGCCCGCATTACCGGTATTGGGGCAACCATCAGCGACGAGGATATAGATAATGCCAGTGACCTCCCGCCGCCGACCGAAAAAGACCTCGACAGCGTCGAAGCCGCCCAACCTGAAGCGCGCCGAGAGGCAGCTGGGAACACAGCTACGACAGATAGCGCAGGCGGTCGGGGCAATAGTCGAGGGTTCTTACGATGGTTCAAATGACAGCGTAACGGACATCATGGACAGGCTCGATCGC